AGAGCTAGACCTGATTGACCTGACTCTCAGGATGTTCACTGAGCCTGTATTAGAGGTAGACCGAGACCTGCTAACGGGGCACCTGACTAAGATACGGGATACCAAGGAAAAGCTACTGACCAAGGCTAAGGTAGACCGCAAGCAGATAATGAGTAATCCCCAGTTTGCCGAGCTGCTCACAAGGTGCGGAGTACAACCCCCCAAGAAGGTTAGCCTCACGACAGGCAAAGAGACGTACGCCTTCGCTAAGACTGACGAGGGGTTCAAGGCGCTACAGGAACACAGCAACCCACTGGTGCAGGTGCTAGTGGCTACCCGCATGGGGGTAAAGTCCACGATTGACGAGACTCGCACGGAACGGCTTATTGCGATAGGCGAAAGGGGCAAGCTACCCATACCACTGAAGTACTACGCTGCACATACAGGCAGGTGGGGTGGGGACGACAAGGTGAACATGCAGAACCTACCTCGAGGCTCCATACTTAAGAAAGCTATATGCGCACCAGAGGGCTACCAGTTCGTAGACTGTGACTTATCTCAGATCGAAGCCCGCACCCTTGCTTGGTTAGCTGAGCAGGACGACCTAGTGGAAGCCTTCGACAGGGGGGACGATGTATACAAGATCATGGCCTCGGCCATCTACAACAAGCCCAAGGAAGAGATAACCAAAGACGAGCGGTTTGTGGGTAAGACTACGATTCTTGGAGCGGGCTACGGCATGGGAGCCAACAAGTTCAAAGCCCAGTTAGCTACCTTCGGGGTCGACCTCAGCCAAGAAGAGTGCGACAGGATTATCCGTGTATACAGAGAGACTTACCCAAACATACCTAAGCTATGGCGAGCCGCAGGTAACGCGCTTGAAGGGCTGATGCAAGGACGGGCGCAGGATATAGGCAAGGAAGGGATACTCGTGGTCGATGCCGAGACGGGGATCAAATTACCTAATGGTCTACATATTAAGTACCCCAATCTAAGGAAGGAAGTTAACGAAGAAGACGGGCGCAAAGAGCTTGTTTACGACACTAAGCGCGGGCGAGCTACCATACCCAACAGGATATACGGGGGTAAGGTTATTGAGAACGTTTGTCAGGCATTGGCTCGTATTGTGATCGGCGAGCAGTTGCTCAGAGTTGCCAAGCGCTATAAAGTTGTAATGACCGTGCACGATGCGATAGGCTGTATAGCCCCCCTAGCGGAGATAGAACGCGCTATGGAATATGTAGAGTACTGCATGAGAATACGCCCCGAGTGGGCACCAGACTTACCTTTGGATTGTGAAGGTGGATACGCTAACTCCTACGGTGAGTGTTAAGTAATACCCCAGCGGGCGGTGGGTAAGCTGCACGGCTACAACACCCGCAGTGTATAACAAGTCAATCGTTCTTCCCTTCGCACAGAAAGGGTCGTTCTCCAGCTTGTGTGTACACCGGCTAGCCCACGCTACGGGCTCTTACAAGGAGAACACTATGAAAGATTATAGAGTAGAAATAAAAATAAAAAACAACTACTTGTTTAGTAGGATGCAAGAGTACGGGGTTAAAAATGCTTCGCAGCTGGCTAAAGCTATAGGGTCGACCCCCGCTGGCGTAGGCCAATACTTGAATTTAACGAGTCCGCCATACACAAAAAAAGGGGAGCTAAAAGAAATACCTAAGAAACTATGCGACTTATTTTATTGCGACATTGAAGACCTATTCCCGTTGGAGCATTTAGAAAACCCGTTAGAAAAAAATATTGTAATCACGGAAAAGAACAAGCACGAGCTACTACCTTCGAGGATGTTAGAGACAGACGATCCCTCCGTAGCTCTTATAAAACAAGAAGTTATGCAAGGTGTAGACCACGCCATAACTAAGGTTTTAAATGATAAGGAACAACAAGTAATAACTTTACGTTTTGGGTTAGACGGTGAAGAACCTCACACACTAGAGGAAGTAGGAGAATTGTTTGGGGTTTCGCATAGCAGAATTAGGCAGATAGAAGCCAAGGCGCTTAGAAAATTAAGAAACCCCCGCACTCAAGATTTACTCTACCCCTTTTTGGAGGATAAACACCTTGCGGCGGTTAGAGAGCGCAAACAACAAGAACTTGAACGCGTGGCAGATGAAAACGAACGCCTTTTGAATGGGTTAGAGATACTGCACCAGACAATGCAAGAACTTGAATCAGAGAAACTTAAACTGGAGAACTTTAATGACTACTAGGGCAGAAGTACTAAAAATAATAGAAAAGATTGAACTAGACCTTGCCGAGACTTTGAAGCGCCCCACAGTTATGCAACGGCTAAAATTCTTTTTAGCAAGAAAGACAGTGGCTACTTGGATGGCAGACATAGCCAAGATAAAAGCAGCGCGTAAAGAAAAGATTAAAAACTTGCAGGCTAGAAAGAAAAACTTATTAAAGGCCCTTAAAATTTGGTTAGACGCGGGGGATGTTATCGGCAAGTACGAGCCTAAAGGAGAAACATATGACTAACGAAGAAATTAGAGCGATGCTTAAGTTGTTTGCCCGCCAGTTAGAAATAGCCGCAGAACTTAAGCAAATAAAAGAGGAAAACAAATGAATGGTAAAGGAAGTAGACGTAGACCCACGTTCGTACCGATGCACGAGTTCGGGGAGAACTGGGCAAAAATCTTTGAGAAACCAAAACAGACGGAGAAAGAGAATGTTAACAGCAGAAGTACCAAGAACGAAAATGAGCGATCCAGTAGTGAACAAGCAGACAGCCCTACAGACACAGACGGGCGGGACGCATTATAAGAACATGGCTATCCAACCAGCGGAGTACGCCGAGAAGAATGGCTTGTCGCTGCTAGAAGGTAACGTAGTGAAGTACATAACTAGGTGGAAGTTGAAGGGGCAACCCTTGTCGGACTTAGAGAAAGCTAAACACTGCATTGACTTGCTAATCGAGATACACAACGTCAAATGAAAATAACAATAGAAGTAGATGGTGCGGACGCCGAAAAGATTATGGCTTTGTTACAGCGGGCCAGTGAAGCAGTAGAAAAGTTAGAAGCCATACTTCAGGAGTTTGAGGATGCTGATAAAGTGTAACGCCGCAGACCACCTGTATTTAATAGAAGATGACCCCGTACGTGGAGGGTTGTTTAAGGACAACGCAGACAGGTTTGATGCCCCTTTCCATGTGTATGCAGAGGTAAACGACGAGACGGGAGAAATAGCCGCAGTTGTTTGTGTGGTCATATGTAAGTTCGTACCGCAAGACGAAGTGCAATTAAAGTTTATCGCCGCAGGGAAACTTACCGATATAGAAGAAGCGCTCGAAGAAAGAGAGGCTATGCACGGGGCACTTGGTACGGTACTGTGCCCCTACTCAATATGGTCATACCAAAAAGGGCACGGAAGAAAGCTAATTAGTAACTTACTAGAAGCAACGCCCATAATGCACCCAGAGGTAGATGCGGTAATAACTATGTCTCCACACACTCATACCGCTATGAAGTTTCATTTAAGCAACGGTGCAGGACTATTCTCTACTAACGAGGAAACCGTTAACTACGAATACGAGGTGGAAGATGTCGTACTTCACTGATCCAATGGCGGCTATAGAAGAGGCGCAGTTTGTGGCTAACGCCACGCAACAAAAAATGTTTGTAGTAGAAACGGAACCAAACCGAATAGAAGTGCTTACTCCTGAAGAAGCCTATCATGCAGACGGGTTAGTAATAGAAAAAATATCGCCCGTCCTTGAGAAAGAGGAAACAATCTATGATTACTCCGTTAGTATGCGTCGCAGCGGCCGTCTATTTTGAAGCGAGGGGTGAACCAACAGCAGGGCAGCTTGCTGTAGCTCATGTAATCCAAAACAGAATCGAAGACCCACGTTACCCAGACAATGCGTGTGACGTGGTTAAGCAGGGGTACTACTGGAATGGAGTACCTATTCGTAACAAGTGCCAGTTTAGTTTTTATTGTGACGGTAAGTCGGACGATCCGAAAAACAAACAGGCATGGTTTAACGCGTTGTACATTGCAGAGTTGAGTGGTTATATCCCTGACACTACAAACGGTGCGACTCATTACCATAATACAAAGGTGTTCCCTGAATGGGCTTACACTGGAGAAGTTACAACCAAGATACATCAGCATGTGTTTTATACAGGCATAAAATAGTGACCACGACAAAAATTAATGTAATGACCCCCCAAGAACGCGAGCGACTGCGCGAAGAATTGCAACGGCAAGTTGAAGAGTTTGAGGCTAAAGGCGGGAAGATAACCCAGTTACCCCGCAATGCTTACACCGAAACCGACGTGGAAGGCAGGAACAAGCGCAAGCATGGAGTAAGTTTTTCGTCCGACTCGTTAACTGACCCAACCAAAAGAATGATCGGCGGGTTTGTGCAGCACAAGAAAAAGGAAAATTAAATGGTAACTAATGAAGATATAGTTAAGGACAAGTTCCCGCATAAGCTAGTTTACGTTTTGATTACTAAAGGCGGCGACATAAGCCTCCATGAAGATATGGAAGTGGCGTTGCTTTGGGCAGCACATGAAGCAGGCGGGAGCATAGAGGTACATGCCCTAGGGAAGTACGGCTTTATGGGTAGAATGGAGGTCGAGGTTTAGATGTACGAATATAACTGTAAGATTGTGAGGGTAATTGATGGGGATTCAATCATCGTTGATATTGATCTTGGTTTTGGTCTGTGGATTCATGGTGAGTCTATCCGTCTTTTTGGCGTGGATTGCCCCGAGTGTCGTAGCCGAGACAAGGAAGAAAAAGCAGCGGGACTTGCCGCAAAGAACTTTGTCAAGGGATTGCTACACGATGGCGGGACTTACACTCTCACCACAAAAGAAAAAGGAAAGTTCGGACGCTACTTAGGTGTTATAATGTTGAGCGACAAAACTTCAGTTAACGCCGCACTAGTAACTGAACATCTAGCAGTGCCGTACCACGGGCAAAGCAAAAAAGAAATAGAAGATGCGCACGTGGCTAACTATGAAATTCTAAAAGAGAAAGGTCTCCTATGACAGCTTGGTCTTATAGCAGTTTAAGTACGTTCAAACAGTGCCCTAAAAAGTACTACCATTTACGCATAGCCAAGGATGTTAAAGACGTTTCTACCCAAGCCCTGCGCTACGGTAACGAAGTTCATAAAGCTGCAGAGTTGTACATACGCGATGGAGTACCCATACCTAAGAAGTTTGACTTCATCCTCAAGTCTTTAGACGCATTGAATAAGATAGAGGGCGACAAACACTGTGAGCTTAAGTTTGGTGTTTCTTACGACGGGGCAGAGTACAGCCCTTGTAAGTTTTTCGACAAAGAAAAAGAAGTTTGGTGGCGAGGCATTGCTGACTTGGTAATAGTTAACGGGGGTAAAGCTTACCTTGTGGATTACAAGACGGGCAAAAATGCGAAGTACGCGGATACTGCGCAGTTGGACGCTCTAGCAGCGGCGACCTTCCTGCATTTCCCTGAAGTACAAACTATAAAATCTGCATTGCTTTATGTAGTTAGTAACGAGTTTATCCGCAAGGAACATAATCGAGAGTTCATTAAATCTTACTTTGCGGGCTTTCACCCGGACTTAGATCGGCTAGCTGTAGCGGAGGAGTCCAATGTTTGGAACGCAGTAAGCGGCCCCCTATGCGCGTATTGCCCTGTAACTAAATGCCCCCACAATAGGAGAAACTAATATGGTTAACGAACCTATGTTAAGTATCGAAGAATACATAACTGACGAAGAGGCAGAGTTTAATTGGAGGTATGATTCTGCCTATGGACTCAGCATGAAATTACGCCTTAACGCTTCAGATGAATCGAAGTACCGTTCTAAATTTGCCCTAGAGTTTGAAAATACTGCGGGTTATGAAATGCAAGCATTACCGATGACTTGGATGCAAGGAGAAGACGGCAAGACTGAAATATTGCCCGCAGCTGTACCGCCACCCACACAAAGAATGTTGTTGTTTTTTGAAGGGGAGTATGAGAAAGATGACTTTGTGCAAGGTATTTTACGGTTAGCTCTATTTTTTAAACTCCACGGCTATAAATTTACTGAAACTCAGGACCCCCAAAATGACCAAGAGTAAACGAGACTACAAAGCTGAATACGCTAAGTACCAAGGCACCGAAGAGCAAAAGAAAAAACGCGCTGAGCGCAACGCTGCTCGTCGTAAAGCCGAACGAGAAGGTAAGGTAAGCAAAGGTGACGGCAAGGACGTAGCGCATAAAAAAGCTATGGACAAAGGCGGCAAAAACTCTGACGGCACTAAGGTAGAGACAGCAAGCCGCAACCGTTCATTCAAACGAGATTCAAAAGGCAACCTCGTATCTGAAACTAGCACTCGTGAGCGCAAGAAAAAGAAGACCTCCAAAGCATGAAGATAATCGAAGATAAACTAATTGTTTTTAAAACTAAGAAGCCTCA